TCTTTTGATTTAAAATATCCTTCACTTGCCCCGACTCTAACTTTTTTTCCCTCTACTTCAACGTCTCTTGATGGGTTCAGAAGAAGCCGTCCCTCGACTGATTCAGATAATTGGACAAACTTATCAAAACATTCTGACATTTTGTCCCAATAATCTTTAAGTTTAAAATTGTTTATTTGGTTATCTTTTTGCACTATTAACTGATCAACATCTGGATTATGCTTAAGCATATCCGCCCCTATCTCAGTTACATTAACGCATACATCATAACCCTGTTCTTTAAACCTAGGAAATAACGAGGACGCCTGTATTATATCTCCAAAGGCTCCATACCTTACGATACATACAGTTTTTTTATCCCTTCTCCCGCCAAAATCTTCTGGTACAAAATCTTCAACTTCCTTGTAAGGAATTTTTGTTATCTTCATTCAGGAAGCCTAGCCATCACCTTCTGCCTGATAGATTCCATCTTTTCATTGGGGTCTACTTCAATACCGCCTAGGTTCTTAGCCTCCCATATTAAAAGATTCCTTCCTCCAAGTCCTTTTTGTTGTTTAGCCCATTCTTTAGTTCTGATGCCAAACACCTCATCTCCGTGAAGATCATACTGCTTATCATCTTGTTCGTATCTGGTCTTATCAAGCCCCTGAACTTCTCCATAGGGTTTCGACCAATCAATAGCCACAAATATAGCTCCTTATTCTAAAGACCATCCTACCCACTCAGGTCTGTTGCCAACATTGGCGTTGTTTTGTTTCTGGTTATTCTCATTCATATAAGTATCTTTTCCGTCTACCAGAGTATAACCACTTTCTTTTGGATTATTAGAAGGCTTTTTTTCCTTCTTATCAAAAGTCTCTCTTTGATATTTACCGCCCATTACTAACATGTCTATCATTTCTTTACCCTCACTTAAGACCGTATTTCTTGCCACCAGCCGCTTTGCGTGGGCCTGATGCCATCGATCTTCGACCGGCCTTACTTACTTTTTCTTTAAGTTTACCTTTAGCGCCACGTCGAGCACCTAACGATTCGTCCTGTCTGGCTTTGTATCCTTGCTTCTTTAACTTCTTTGCCATTGTTCTCTCCTGAAGAAGGGGGGGCTTTCGCCCCCCAATCTGTATCAACGAAAAGTAAAAGAACCTTCAGAAGGTGTTGAAACCTTCTTGATCTTTATCCCATCTGGCATCTGATTTGGGCCATGGCTGTCCATTCCCAATTCCTTGGGAGTGTCCGTAACCTTTTCCAAAAAAGAAAGTCCATTTTCAGGGATTTTCCCATCTGCTGAATGTTTATTACTAGCCATTATTACCTCCTAGTACCAGTGAATCATGATTTGCACATATGCCTTACCAGCGGGAGTACCACCAGTTGGGGCTTTCAGCGTTAGGTGAATATCAGTGTCTGCTGGAAGAGCCGCTAAAACTAAATCAGCCGCTGTATCCGTCATCCTCTGTTCATCACCGTCGGCAAGAGTGCTTAAACCCATTGCTACATACTCTGCACCTGCGGCTGAAGAACCTATATTGACTGCTCCCTCAGTAGTGACAGCATTAAATGTCTCATAGGCTTGAACCTCAACTTCCTCCATTGTTCCCTGCATTCCTGAAGGGCCACGGAAAATTAAGGCTTCAGTTGCCGCGCCGAAATCATGGTTATAAGTGAAGCAATAAGGTGTTGGTTGTGAATAACTCATAACGTTTCTCCTTTATGCCGCGCTATCCCAGATCACGATACGTGACTGAGCCGCTTGTGTGTGTGTAATGCCAAAGCCGCCAAGGTAATACCAAGCAATACCCCGATCACGACCAAAGTCGCCCGGAATCTTGCCACGCATTTCCTCTGGAACAGCAATAGCTTCTGCTACGGTGTCCTCGCCAAAGAATATAGCCCAATCACTCAGACCATTAGTCCAAGCAACTCCAGCCGTACCCATGCCAGTACCTTTCGCAACATGCGTTTGCTCTACGAAACGAACACCCTCGTACCTACCGATTTCACCATTCATAATCATCTGAAAACCCTCTTGCACATACGAGTGGAGTGCTTCTAGATCATTCTTCAGGGTGCGATAAGTTGAAGGCCAAGCAAGAGAGTAATAATCATCACCGGTATAAGCGGGGATGTTACGTTCTTTCATGGTGTCAACAATTAGCTTGACTTGTTCTTTTCCCAATGCAAGATTGTTGGTCAAAGTAGCTGTGCCGTTCGTGGTTAACGTAAGCGCCGTTGTGCTAGTCCCCGCAGTGGGAACAACACGTAAGGCGGCGGCGTTAAACTGAGCGGCGGCGAGGGTGTCAAATGCTTTTTTAGCATCGTTCTTTAACACCTTTCTGATGATTTCACGAATTGGCTGTTCACTCAGATCGTCCAACTTGCCTGTCCAAGGCACTGAGTTACCAGCTTCCGTGATCGTCATCGTTCCCTGAGAAATCGTAAATGATGTTTCAGGGATAGTGCTCGTTTCAGTCAGGGTAGTACCCTGAGTAGCAACGTCACTAAACACGTTCCAATGGAATGTATCACCACGATGTAAGCCCTGATGTGCGGCATCTTTAATGTCACAAAATTGTCGGAACTTTACAACTGGCTGAACCGCCATTCTCAACTCTCGGCTGAGATTTAGCGCATACATGTAACCACCGGAAGTGTTGACAGACCATACTTGTCCTGCCATATCTACCTCCTAAATAGTTATAGTTGTTGCCCTCTTTCGGCTCTCATATCTTCAATGATTTGACTAGAGCTTTTATTCTCTGGCTCATCTTCTCCGATCTTCGCGCTTTTTCGGGCAGGTTTTGGTTCAGAAACGATTCTCTTCTTTCTAGCGGTTCGTTCATTAGTACCACTAGACAAGTTAAGACTCGCCCATTCTCTCGCATACTCAGCGGCGGCCTGAATAACATATCCCGGTGCTAGTGAAGGTTTTTCCTTCATGATAGTAACCGTTCGATTATCCGCTATGGCCCTTAATTCGGCATTTCCTGCAATTTCAGGATATTCAGTTTCAAACCAACCAACTGCGTCTTTAACTGATTTTTGATAATCCTGTTGTTGCGTTCTAGCCTGTTCCATCTGTTGGCGAGAAAAAGCCTCTTGCAAGGCTTTATTAACTGCTTCCTCTACATTTGGGGTAGCCACTTGAGAGCGCCCTGTTGTTAAAGTCTGCAACAATTCTGCGGCTTTATCCGCATCGTCTTCATATAACGCTTGGTGATACTCTTTTGCAACTTCAGTAAAGTTAGTATCTGTTTTAGGCGCATCGTCCTGCGTTGGGGGTGGAGTTGCCTGTTTTTGTGTTTGAAGTTTCTGTACGTATGAACGTAGCTGAGACTCCTTTTGATTAAGCCACTTCTCTTTAACTGCGGCTTCCTCAAATCTTTGCTGAGAGGCGGCATCTTTTTGATGAGATACTTTAAGCCCCTCAAAAGGAAAATTAGTTTCTGCTCCATTGATCTTTACAGTAGTAAACCACTGTCCATTTTTTAGAAAAACTGGTGAAGTCGGGTCTTCGTGTTGTATTTCTTCCTCATCCACCACCTCTTCTGATGTACCTGAAAGGTCGTCTGCCTGTTCTACAATTTCAGTGAAAACTTCTAATTCTCTATCCTCAACGATCTGCTCCATAGCGGCATCACGAGGACTTTTAATAGATGCTTCCTTTGCTTCTTGGTCTTTTTGTACTTCTTCTATATTTTCTAGAGTTTCCTCTAGTTCTTCCGCATCCACTTGGGTAGCGTCTACCATCTTACATCTCCTAAGTTATTCCGCTTCTTTGTACCTAGCCAACTTTTCAGCATTGTCTCCATCTGCAATAATCGCATCCAGCCACTTAAGTAGCTTTAATGGGGTAGCGAGGTCATTAGATATTTTACGGTATTGATTAAGTTCTTCCGATGAAGAACCGGTGTGCTCCTGAGAAACCATTTTTTGCAGGTCTGATATTGCCTTTCGGTAATCCAGTATTGCCCTGTCAATAATCGCTTTCCCAGTTGGAGTTCTTATAAACTCTTGGGTAGTTTTCCCAACTTTAGTCCTAGTAATTAAATCATCGACCCTAAGATCAGCCGGGTTTGTGAATTCACTCATCCTACTTCATAGGGAACTTTATTGTACTTATCTCTTGCCATTGTTCCCGTCTTACTCACATCATCTTTGTCTTCTACCATCCTTCGTTGTATCTCCCCATCAACTATTTGATTAAGTAAAGCATCCCTCTGTAGCATTAGTTCAGCACGTCTGGTATCAGCATCCTGTTGTTTTACGTAAGCCTCAGATTGCTTGATGCCCAGTTTTCCTACTTCTCCCTTAGAGGAGATCACCTCTTTCTGTAGGTCTGTCTGTGCCTTCAATTGAGCGCCTCTCAAGTGAGCCTCAGCCTTCATTTGTTCTATAGCCATACGGCCCTGCATCTTGACCTGATCGGTTTCTAGCATCATACCCATCTGCTCAATCTGCTGTTGTAGTTCTTCTATCTGCGGATCACCCTCACTAGGTAGAAGGAATCTAGAACCATCCTTATATCCCAGTAATCCAAATACTTCTTTAGATACTTCATCTAAATTAAGTTTGCCTTCCATCCCCGGCAACTGACCTACACTAGTTACTCCAAATAGCAATTGCTG